ACACGGCTGGTTAAAGTCCGACAAATCAAGCCTATTTTTTAAAAACCCAAATTTCAAAGATGAACAACAAAAGGAAAGCGAAAGTTTACGTTCTGCGTTACTTGCGGAGTTTTCGCAACTTGCACCTAAATACTCTAAAGTAAAGCGTAAAAAATCGACAGACGGCCACTTGCTTGTTATTAGTCCAGCAGATGTACATATTGGAAAACTTTGCACCGCATTTGAAACAGGCGAAACGTACAACCAACAGATAGCCGTTAAACGTGTAATGGAAGGCGTACAAGGAATACTAAACGAGTCAAGCGGATGGAACATTGATAGTATTTTGTTTATCATTGGAAACGATATTTTGCACACTGACACGCCAAGACGAACGACCACAAGCGGAACGCCACAAGATACTGACGGAATGTGGTACGAAAACTTTCTAACAGGGGTACGGCTTTACGTTGACATTATAAACACCCTAAAGCAAGTTGCAGACGTTCATGTATGCTTCAACCCAAGTAACCACGATTATACAAACGGATTCTTTTTAGCGCAGTTGATCGAGGCGCATTTCAGAAATGATAAACAGGTAACGTTCGACGTTAGTATATCACACCGTAAATATTACGCGTACGGTCAAAACCTTATAGGAAGCACTCACGGAGATGGAGCAAAACAACACGATTTACCGTTACTTATGGCTCACGAATCAGATAAATGGACGCTATGTAAACACCGTTATATTTACACGCACCACTTACACCATAAAGTATCTAAAGATGTTATGAGCGTATGCGTAGAAACATTGAGAAGCCCTAGCGGTACGGACTCATGGCATCATCGGAACGGGTATCAACACGCTCCTAAAGCAATAGAAGGTTTTATCCATCATAAAACACAAGGACAGAAAGCGCGGTTAGTACATTTATTTTAGTATATTTGTTCGAGTCATAGAAATATGTTTTTTCTTTATTAGTTTAGGTTAAGGGTGTCCGATTGGATGCCCTTTTTATATGCAACCACGTATAAAATCAAACAAAGCCCCCGAATTATACGCAATAACGTATAAAACCACTTATCAAGTATATTTACCGTTCGTCACAATATCAACTTAACCCCTATGCATATGCGCTATCTTTGAAGAAAAACAAACAAAATGAAGAAAGCAGAAGATTACAAGAGCCAGCGAATCATATCACTAATAGAAGGTGAAATACAAGGGCTGAAAAACTACCTAGATTACGCAAGTCCAGATTCACCTAAGACAAATGAATACGCACAAGCACAGCTAGAATGTTTAACCAAACTTTTAAAAGATATAGAGGAATGAAATACAAAGCAACAAAAAAAGACGGTGCGACAACCGTAGACTTAGAATCCAACGAAAAGCAAGCCGTGAGCGATACGTTACAGCAATGGCACTTTGACCATGAGATTCACTATATCGGTAACCGAACCGTATTCAGTAACGAGTTGACGCGATGGGAAAAGGGAAACGTGTTGATCGAATGTAATTACTTAGCAAAATGAATAAAGAAACACTAAAAGCATTAATACGATTCATGTTATTAAAAGAGCGCGACATCGTATTTACACCGTTCGCAATGATGATATGGATTTTTCTCATATCCTTCATTTACATTATTTACAAAATCTTAAACTTTTACCTATGAAAACACATCAAAAGATACACGCGTTTTTTAACCGTTCTAAGGACGTTAAATTTAAAGATAATGTATTTATACCAGATACAGAAAAGCAGCGTATTAAAATCGCTAAAACAGTACAACCAGACGAACGGCTAACGTATAGCGAAACGTTCGAGTACATAAACAAACAGTTAATTAAAGCGTGATGAAACAAAAACCAATTAGAGTTGAAAAAGAAAAAGTGTATCAAGATATAGAATATCAGGTTGGTAGTTTTGAGGGGCGTCCAATAATGGAAGTAATGACTGTTGAAGAACAAAAAGAAATTGAAAAAGTAGAGGGGCTGAGTGTATCAGATGTGATTGATATGAATATTTCTTCTTACAGAGATTGGCAGTGCGATTGCTAATGGCACACAACGTGCCACGTGTATGGTGTCGTGGCGTATAAATAGCACCAAAATTTCAAACAATTAAAAACTTAATAAAATGGAACAAAGCAACGAGCAAGTAGAAACTAAGCCATGCACTATACACGGTGTTAGCCACAGTATGACTGGCGATGGCATGAACTGTCTTGAATTTTTTGATATGATAAAAAAAGAATGGTGTGTAAGTGAAGAACAGTATAAGCCTTTTTGGAATGATGTATTAACATTTGCGAGAAAGTATCATAAAGAACGAAAGTAATATTGTGGCTAACAACCAAATAAAGAACATTAAACGATTTAGTAACACTATCACCAGACTTCGAGAACTGCGATAGTTTAAACACAGTAGAAATATGAAAGCACAACCAACAACAACAGAGCAACGAGAAATAATAAGATCAATATACGTTAATGAGTATATGTTTGGAGGTAAAAGACTAGATGAAATATCGAAGTCAACTGGTTTTACACTCGCTCAAATACACTCTGCAATGAATTCGATTACAATAGGAGAGGTAATGAAGTATAAAAAAATGAAACTAAATGAAACAGCAAATTAATACAGAAGAAGCGGTAAAAATACTTAGACTTTATTTGCATTGTCAAAGCGTTATACACATGATTGACGAATTACATGATGCGGTAATAATGAAGCACGAATTTAAACGCGAAATGAATAGAACTTTAAAATTTATCGAGCCTAAAATAAATATGATGCTTAGAAATTCAGACGGTTCAGAATCTCAACAATATGCAGAAGTAGTAAACGAGATCGACAAGGTTACAGAGGGTATATCTTTAGACATAAATAAAATACAATCATGATTTTACTAATTTTAACGAAACTTTATTAAAATCTTTTCGTAGGATTAGAAATAATTAGTATATTGCACCATCTAAAATGACGTGGAAATCATTAAGAACTTTTATTAAGCCCTTGTTTTGTAACTGCCTATCCACGTGGCGATGTGCGAGACAGGGGTTTATTTTTATAGAAACATGAAACCAACTAAACGTAAAGCCTTTAATTTTCTACGGAGTTATTTTGACGTTTTAAACGAATTGAAAACTGATAAGGATAAGCTAGAATTTTTACTGGCTATTATCAATAAACAGTTTCTAGATGAAGACCCAAAAGATTTGAGTTTCATCGTTAATTTGTGTTATCAAAGTCAAAGACATCAAATAGAGAGTAGTGTAAAAGGTTGGGAAAGAGCAATTAAAGACACCCTATCGACCACCCCACCGACCACCCCACCGACCACCCCACCGACAGACCCCTCGACCCCCAAGCAGGAAGAAGAAGAGAAAGAGGAAGGGGAAGTAAAAGAAAAACCTTATAGAAAATTTAAACACCTGAGTCTTTCTCAAAAAGAATTTAACAAACTAAAAGAAGATTACACCCAGTCCCAAATTGATGAGATATTAGATTCAATAGAAAACTATGCCCTAAACAAAAACTATACTTCTTTGAATCTTACTGCTCGCAAATGGCTCAAGAAACAATACCCTAAACCACAAGACACACCGCAACGGATAAACCCTAGCGCATTTAATCCAGTAAACTAATGTATAAACAACTAAAAGACGTAAGAAACGAACTAAAGGAACTCCAAGACAAAGGATTTCAACGGGGCTATTCAATCGGATGGAAGTTCAATGACTTACCGATCACTTTCAAACTTGGATGCACTACATACGTCGCCGCTGCTCCTGCCTCTGGAAAGACCGAACTAATCAAAGAGATACAAATAAATCTTAGTTGCATACATGGACTAAATCACGTTATCTTTACGCCTGAGACTGGAAGCCCTACGGAGATTTTCGCTGAACTTTGTCACGCTTACATAGGCAAACCGTATTTATCTGGCAAAGGTTCGATGTCACAGCAAGAACGACACAGGGCGGAAAAGTTTGTTGATGAGCATTTCATCATAGTAGATCCAGTTGACGAAGATTTAACCATTACTCAAATGTATTCAATGGTAGACACGATAGAGAAGGACTTGAATAAGAAGATACATACTACTTTAATTGATCCATGGAACGAACTAACCGAAGAGTACCTTCCAGAAGATTTAGGACGAGAGGACAAGTATCTTTCTAGGATGCTAGGTAACGCACGTAAAAACGCACGTAAGACGAATAGACATCATTTCATAGTAACACACGTGAGAGATCAAGCAATGGTATCACAGGGTGAAATTAGATACTATCCACCACCACACGCACGAGAATTTGCTGGAGGGCAGGTTTGGTTTCGTAAAGGGTTACTTATGTTAATTCCTTGGAGGCCACCAGAAGGACTGCTAAACGATCACAATGAACCGTATAAAGGAAATGAGTTACATTTGAAAGTGGCGAAGTCTAAACCGAAGGGAGTAAGCGAGAACGGTACATATATTTTGTATCTTGACACGGTTAAATTTCAGTATTATATGTTAATTAACAATCAAAGAATTTACGCTGATAGATCGCAATCAGTAGAACAAAAAAGCCTAAAGCCGAATTTAGACTTTAGCGATGAAAGAGGATTTTAACGGTTAGTATATGAAATGCGAAACGCAGTGAACTATTTTTAAAAGTATTTGATATGAAATTAATATTATGTAAGAACTGCCAAGATGTAGTTAGATTAATGCAAGATGAAGAAAGGTTTTGCAAATGCGGTATGTGCAGCGGCAAATATACTGATGACTTAAACGCTTGGTATAAGGGTGGCGAATTTGTAGTTCCGTTGGGATTTGCCAATGGTAGCTTGGTAAAAGCTTTACATAACCAACCAAAAGAAGGATGGGGCGAGAACTTTTCAGCATTTGTAATACCTGAAAGTTGTGATACTTTTAAAAATTGCAGCTAACGTATGGTAATATGGTTAGTTGGCTTTTTTGCCAATTAATTATATTACGTGTTACCTGTAGTGATTTTAAAAACCCCATTATTTTTGATAAAAAATAAAACCCGAACTAATGATAACAGCAACAAATGAAGATAATATGTTAATGATGAAACGTTATGAAGATAACTTTTTTGACTTGGCAATAGTTGACCCACCTTATGGAATAAATATTAATGTAAGTATGGGTAGAAGAAAAGGTGATAAAAAAAGTGATTACCATAAATTTGAAGGAAATGATAGTTGTATACCAAGCGAAGAATATTTTAAACAATTATTTAGAGTGTCTAAAAATCAAATTATTTGGGGTGGTAATTATATGACCGATTATTTAAAACCATCTTCTTGTTGGTTGATGTGGGATAAAGGATTTAGTGAAGATGTTACATTTGCACAATTTGAGATGGCTTGGACTTCTTTTAATTCAAGTGCTAAAAAATATGACTTTAATGCTGCAGCTAATAGAAATAGAATACACCCAACTCAAAAACCAGTTTCTCTTTATGAATGGCAATTAATGAGATATGCCGAAGAAGGATTTAAAATATTAGATACTCATAGAGGTTCTGCGAGTTTAGATATTGCTTGCCATAATTTAGGTTATGATTTATGGACTTGCGAAATGGATAAGAAGTATTTTGATGATGGGAATAAAAGATTAAAAATACACCAACAACAATTAACAATGTTTTAATTCCCACGTATGAGTAAGAACACAATATTGGTGGGGTTTTTACAATTATTACAGCTAACGGTTTGTGTATGAAACGTTACCAACACATAATTAAATAGAATGAACAAAAGATTGAATTTAGTATAAACTTTAAAAAGACCACGAAAGGCAATGTTTTATACACGTTGTTATGTATTAGTAAAATAAAAATTATACCTATGAAAAATATTGATGAATTATTGGAACAAATGGGATTATACCAAAGAGATTGGGTTGGTTATGATAGTGTGATTAAATTAAAATCAAACGACTACACTATATTAATCAACCATTATGGATATTGGGAATGGTACAATGAAAAAGATTTTAATCTAATTAATTGTGATGAAAAAACAAAGGAAGAATTAAAAAGTATATTAGAACCGAGAAATGGTTATGTTGAAATAAAAAACACATAATTTTTATTTTATTATACACAACAACCAAATATATTTAACTAACCGATTTAGTAAATGAACTTATAAACCATGAGTGTAACCTATAACATAATAACCGCTTGGTGTTAACTCAAACAAGCAACAACAAACGAAAGACGCTATCTTAATTGGTAGCGTCTTTTTTTATTGTAACAAATCTAACTGTTATTAGTTTAACGGTTATGGAAAAACAAATCAAAGCCCCTGACAGTTTAGCAGAGATAACTTTAGGGCAATATCAAAGGTACTTAAAACAGGCTGAACACCTAGAGGGCGACGACCTTGCGCGGTTAAATGTATCTGTATTTTGTAACCTTAATATCGAATCAGTTGACTATATTCGTTTACAGGACGTTCGAGAAATAAGCGAAGATATAAACACCCTATTCTCTTTAGACTCGAAACTTTATCCAGTTGTGAAATTAGACGGCAAGGAATTTGGTTTTCTTAATGACATGGAAAATATGAGTTTCGGCGAATACGTGGACCTAGATAAGTATGTTAATGAGTGGGAGGATATGCATAAAGCAATGTCTGTAATGTATAGACCAATAACCAAGCGACATAAAGAACGCTATTTAATAGAAGATTATCACGGCTCAGGAACTTACGCCGAAGACATGAGAGAATTGCCTCTAGAGGTCGCACTGGGTTCGATGGTTTTTTTTTACAATTTAGGCAACGAATTGTTGCGACATTCCCTGATATATTCAGTAAAGGAGATAGCGGAGGAACTGACTACAGCGCAACAGCCCAATTCAACTCCAAATGGGGATGGTATAGCAGTATATTTGCACTCGCTAACGGAGACTATCAGCAAATTGAAAGTGCCACTACAGGTGGCGTCATGTCTGCACTTACATTCCTCGACTTTCTCAAGGGTAAAGGCGAAATTGAAAAAAGTTTAATTAAAAATTTAACACCGAAAATATGACAGGATATTACGACATAATGAAGATTCTAAAAGAAAGTTTAGAGGCTAATCCAAACGTCACAAGCGTTACAGAAGGTTCTATTTTTAACGTAGACATTAACAAGCGCACATTGTTTCCATTGTCTCACGTAATGATCAATAGCGTAAATCACGAAGGTAATACACTTCGTTTTAATGTGTCTATTCTTCACATGGATATAGAAAACCAGACAAGCAGGCAAACAGCTGACGACTTCAAGGGGAATTCAGACGAGCATGATATTTTAAATACTCAATTAGCCGTAGCCGTAAAGACGATCGAAGACTTTTACAGGGGTGACAACTATGGGAGTGTTTTCCAATTGGAAGGACAGCCCGATATACAGCCGTGGACAGATAGATTTGAAAACTATTTGGCCGGTTGGACTTCTACTTTTGATATTATTTACGCAAACTCCATGACTATTTGTTAAGAAATGAACGACGAAACTAAAGCATATTTAAGTAAATTCGCTTTTAACGTTGTTAAGGGTGCGCGAACAAACCTAACTAAGAACGGTAAGAATGATACTAGCGCGCTTTACAACTCTTTAGGTAGCGAAGTAACCGTTGGGAAGAATTCGTTTAGTCTAGCGTTCTTCATGGAGGAATACGGAAATTATGTTGACCAAGGCGTCAAGGGTAAGGAATCGAGTTCGCGCGCTCCCAATTCTCCGTTTCGATTTGGTACTGGCTCCTCTAAGGGTAGTAAATCACTTAGCGAGATAATGGCAGAGTATGCAAAACGCAAGGGCTTTCAATGGAGGGATAGTAAAACGGGGCGTTTTATGTCACACCAATCTATGGGCTACATAATGGCACGAAGCAAGTATAATAAAGGAGTTGCGCCCTCTATGTTTTTTACACGGCCGTTCGAACTTGCATTTAAAAAATTACCCGATGAATTAATAGAAAAATTCGGGCTAGATATTGACCAATTATTAAACCACTCATTAAACAAAAAGAAATGATATTACACGAACCAATTTATTTAAGAAGCCCGAG